AACTAAAGTTCTCGCAGCGTATGGGCAGATTGTTGATATATTATTTGCCAACAAAAAGTTTCCTATTGTTGTAGAAGATACACCCGTTCCAGAAGGTGTAGCAAAGTTTGCCCACTTGGAAACTCCTATTGATCAGGTAGCACCTCCACCTCAAGACCAATATGGCTATGAGGGCGATGGCAGAGAATTACCTCCGGGAGCAACACAAGCAACACCATCGATGGATTTCTTAGGTGGTATGGAAGGTAAATTTCCAAATGCACCACTTGTTGAAGGTCCTGCAAAAGCAGGTGAACCTCAGATAAGTCCATCTGCTGAAGCTGCACGTAAAATGGAACAGATGATACATGATCAGTTACTTGATAGTAACGCAGTCAATGTTTTTCGTCACGCTATATTTGAAGCATCTCTTCTTGGTACAGGGATAGTTAAAGGACCTTTCAACTTTAATAAAAAAGTACACAAGTGGCAAAGAGATGAAGAAGGTAACAGAGAGTATATGCCCTACGAGAAAGCAGTGCCGAGAATAGAATCTGTATCTGTGTGGGATTTTCATCCTGATCCATCTGCTACAAGTATAGAAGACTGTGAGTATGTAATACAAAGACATCGTATGAATAGACAACAACTTCGTAGTCTTTCACAACGACCTCATTTTGATGTTGATGCAATAGAAGAATGTCTTGCAAAAGGTCCTAACTACGAAGACAAATACTACGAAGATACTATTCGAGAAGATGAAACAGAGCCATACTATCAAGAAAGTAGATTTGAAGTTCTTGAGTATTGGGGGGTAGTAGATGCTAAATTTGCTGATGAAGCAGGCTTAACTCTACCACAAGGTATATCAGACTTAGATCAAATACCTGTAAATGTGTGGGTATGTGGTACAATGATACTTAGATGTGTTCTCAATCCTTTTACACCATCAAGAATACCTTATCAAGTATTTCCATACGAAATCAACCCGTATCAAATGTGGGGTGTTGGTGTAGCAGAAAATATGGAAGATGCACAAATGCTTATGAATGGTCACGTAAGAATGGCTATCGATAACTTAGCACTTGCAGGTAATCTTGTATTTGACGTAGATGAAGCAAGCTTAGTTCCCGGACAAAACATGGACATCTTTCCCGGAAAGATATTCCGAAGACAGTCGGGTGTAACAGGAACTGCAATCAATGGTCTTAAGTTTCCAAACACTGCAGGCGAGAACATACAGATGTATCAGATATCTCGCCAACTTGCAGACGAGGAAACAGGCATACCGTCAATCATGCACGGACAAACTGGAGTAACAGGCACAGGTCGTACAGCATCAGGACTATCTATGTTAATGGGTTCTGCAGGCTTGTCAATGAAAACAGTTATAAAGAATATAGATGACTATCTACTAAAACCTATGGGAGAAGCTTACTTTCAGTGGAACATGCAATTTAATGAAACTGCAGAAGATATAGAAGGCGATTTAGAGATTAAACCTCGTGGGGTAGCTGCAGTAATGCAGAAAGAAGTAAGAAGTCAAAGATTAACAGCCTTGTTGCAAACAGTTATGAATCCTACCCTTGCACCATTTGTTAAGATACCAAACTTAATGAGAGAGTTAGCTATATCACAAGACATCGATCCAGATAGCTTAGTTAATGATGTAAATGAAGCACAAATTTACGCAGAGATATTGAAAGGGATGCAACAAAATGCTCAACAAGGAACAGGCAATGAAGGTGGCCCCCCTAGTCAACAACCAACAGATATGGCAGGGTCTGGAGGAGTACCTCCTCGACCACAAGGAACTAACGGTCAAGGGTCTGGCGATGGCACAATCGGAGTCGGAGCTACGCCAACTGCAGGGGAAGCTGGTTTTACTGGAAACCCTACTCAACCTCAAGAATAATGTAGAGAAAGTTAAAAGTAATAATGGCGTTTAGCACTGGAAATCCACAATTTGATTTTTTACTTAGTCGAGCTAGAAATAGAAAACGAGCTAAAGATGCTTTGCAAGAAAACAACATAGAAGTAGAGACATCTAAAGAAGAACAAGAAAACTCTGAAAATGAAACTCAAGATAGACCTCAAGTAGCAGACATAGGTGGATTAGGAGCTTCAGGTGTATCTGTTACAGGTTCTTCACAAGCTATAGCCGATGCTAATCAAGCAATGGACATTGCAGGAGTAGGTGCAGGTCAAACAGCAGGACAGGTAGCTTTTGGAACAGAGAGAGATAGAGCTAAATCTGACTTTGCTCAATCAAATCCTGTCGGTGCAGCTATTGCAGGATTTTCTACTGATGCAATAGCACAAGGAGTAGTAAGTACAGCACCACTAGGTTTAGCTATGGCTGGACAAATGGAAGCAGCTAAAATGGCTGCCAATGTTGGAAGTGTTCTTGGTAGTCCTGCATTTGGAATGATATCAGGAATTATAGGACCTACAATGCAAGACCCTTATGGTCAAAATGTTGCAATGGGAAGTGGCTTATTAGGTCAAGTATCTAATTCGTTAATGTCAACTCACTACAGCGTGGCTGATAAAATATCACAAGGAGTTCCCGGATATGCTCAGGGGTATTATCAAGGTGACTTAGTCAGTGTAACTCCCGGACTATTTGGAATTGGTCAAACTTACACTGGCGTAAATGTTCCTGACGTTAGTGTACTTTCTCCAACAGAGTTTATGGACATGCTAGATGAACAAGAAGTTTATAATGAATCTGTTGATCCCTTTGGTGGGTTAGGATCAACGAGTGTTATTAGTGATCCATCTACCATAAGTGTAGATACATTTGATACTGTTACTGATGCAGCCCAAGCAGGTGTGGGGTATTCATCCTACAGTCCAACAGGTAATCCAACTGGTGCAGCACCTGCAGGTTCACAATACAGTGCAACAGGTATATTTTCGTCAAATGATAACAATGATAGTGATGATAACAACAGTGGGGGTTCTGACTCAAGCTCTATGGGAGATAGTGGATATGGTGGAGGTGGTGGGTATGCTACTGCTTTTGGAGGTAAGATAGGTATGGCAATGGGTGATGTTGCTCAAAATCCAACAACTGAAATGGGATTTATCGGAGGACCTCCTGATCAATTTACCGAACAACAAACTATAGCTGATGATATACCTAAAGAAGTACCCGAAGGAACATTTGTAATTAACGCACCTGCAGTAGAATTTGCAGGTAAAGAAGATATCAAAGACATGTTAGTTAAGGCTTATGAGATAGTAGCTCAAGCTGATATTGATGCAGGAACTGATAGAACTGCCCAAGCAGCTAACATACCTACAAAAGAACAAGTTGATATAATGATATCACGAGGAGAGGTTGTTGTTCCCCCAGAGATTGCTAAAGTTATAGGGTATGACAAATTAGAAAAAATAAATAATCGTGGAAAAAAAGAAGTATCTCGTAGACAAGAAAATGCTGAAGCTCAACAAGCAGCAGAGGGTGGCTTTATAAATATGCAAGAAGGCGGCAACACCGAAAAAGAATTTGGTGTAGATGTAACTGAACAAATGAGTCCTGACTTTAAAAAAAAGATTAGTAATTTAATAAATAAAGGATTGACTAAAAGAAGCACGGTTGAACAATTGATAGAAAGTTTACCTGACAGAGAAGCACTTGCATTAACAATATTTTCAGAATCAGTAGTTTCAAAAGATTCTCCTGAAGCAATGAGAGCTATAGGTGAAACAGTTGTAAATAGAATGAATGATAAAACATACTCATTTAGAAATTTAGATAGTATAAAAGAAGTTCTAACAGGAAGATCACGCAAAGGTGAAGGTAGCAAGATGTTTGGCTACGAGGGTCTTGAGCCTAGCTTGTTAAAGAAAAGATTACCTGAAATGCTTAACAATACATATTGGCAAAAAGCATTAGATGCTGCTGACATGGCTATGGAAACTGAGCCTGACATGGAACAATATAAATTAAGAGACGATGTATTTACTTACGCAAAAGTAGGAGAAGCATCAGACCGTCTCAAGTCAAACAAGAGAAATGAATATTTTACTACAATAGGTCAGCATGACTTTTATAGTAGAACACCTGAAAAAGGTGGAAGAATATCAAGTGAAACAATGGGAGAATCCCCACAGTTTTATAGATAATTCGTCAGCTACCCAGTAATATCACTGGCCCTGACATCCGAAGCAGCTACCCACAGCCATGTGGCACTGCAATAAATGAGGTAAATACAATGGCAAAACAAGTAAAAGGTGCAAGAGCATATAAACCCAATGACTCCTTTGGAGTAATAAATAATCCAAATCTTTATAAAAACAAATACCGAGAGGAAGTTGATAGAGAAGATGAGGATGATGAAGTAGAAGCAAAAGCAGAAGACGTTGGCACTCAAGAAGGAGCTACCCAACAAGAAGGTTTTGTGGAAACTAAACAGGAAGAGAGTCCTGAACACGATTACAAAAAACGTTATGATGATCTAAAAAAACATTATGACAATAAACTTCAAGAATGGAAAGGTGAGAAAGAAGCTTTGAAGACAACTGCAGAGCAGATGGATTTAGACCCTTCAATCAAACTTCCTAAAAGTCCAGATGAGCTAGAAGAGTTCAAAAGCAAGTATCCAGACGTATATGCAGTAGTGCAAACCGTAGCGGCAATGCAAGCTCAAGAACAATCTGAAGGTTTAAAAAAGGAACTTGAAACTATAAAAGGTCGTGAGAAGGAAATGAAAGTTCAAAGTGCATATAAAGTATTACTTGCCGCACATCCTGATTTTAATGATATCAGAAATGACGACAAGTTTCTTATGTGGATTGATGATCAACCAGACTCAATTTCTGAGGGTATAACTAAGAATAACACTGATAGCAGATGGGCAATCAGGGTTCTTGATCTTTACAAAGCCGATACTGGCTTAAAAACAAAATCTAATAAATCTAATGCGTCTGCGGCTGAATCAGTTAGAACACCAAGTTCTAGAGAAGTTCCAACCGATAAAAATGCAAACAAAAAGATTTGGAAGATGGAAGACATCGCCAAGCTGAAATCGTGGGAGTTTGAAAAACTTGAAAAAGAAATAGACTTAGCACGAGCAGAAGGGCGAATAACTCAATAAACTAACCTCAAATAGAGGAAGGATAATACAATGGCTTTTACTACAAGTTCAGGGTATGGAAACTTACCGTCAGGTAATTTTGCTCCCTCAATCTTTAGCCAAAAAGTTCTTAAGTTCTTCCGTAGAGCTTCGGTTGCAGAAGATATTACGAATACCGACTATACTGGCGAAATCGAGAACTTTGGCGATACTGTTAACATAATGAAAGAACCAACACTCACTGTGTCTGCGTACCAGAGAGGTTCTGTTGTTAACCCTCAAGACTTGGCTGACGATCAAATAACATTGACCGTTGATCAAGCCAATGCTTTTGCATTTAAAATTGACGACATCGAAGAAAGACATTCACATGTCAACTTTGAAGCGTTAGCAACTTCTTCAGGTGCATATGCACTAAAAAGAAAGTTTGATGCAAACGTTCTACAAAACCTGTCAGATGCCGCTGGAATTGCAGCTTCTGCAGTGTCAGGTACAACTTTAACAAATACTGCTGCGGCAGGTGACATAGGAACAGCTAATGCTCCTATCAACGTGGAGACAGACGACAACGGTATCAATATGATGCTTGCGATGGCTAGACTTCTTGACGATCAATCTGTTCCTGAAGAAAACAGATGGTTCGTAGCACCTCCGATATTTTATCAGAAAGCTTTTCAAGCTGGAAATAAAATAGCTGAAGTAAACATAACAGGCGACCAAACTTCTGCATTAAGAAATGGTTTAGCAACTGTTGGTACTTTAGCAGGCTTTAGATGTTATAAGACTACTGCCTTAAACAGCACTGGTGGAATTGACCAAGTAACATTAACAGATGCGTCAGCTACATTAGCTACAGATGCTTCTGAGAATATTGTTCTTGCAGGTCACATTTCTGCTATGGCTACAGCGTCTCACATCGCTAAGACTGAAGTGGTACGTTCAACTGAGTCCTTCTCTGACGTTGTTCGAGGATTGCATGTTTTTGGAAGAAAAGTTCTAAGACAAGAAGCAATTGTTCGTGGCGTTATAGATTTTGCATAGGGGGTATAACTAATGGCTACTGTTGATTTCACCATAACTGGTGGGGGAACTATAGGTCACCCTGCTCACGCAATCAGACCTTACATCGTTCAGTCCAAAATATTTGATGCTGCCGATACAAACCTTACAGCTAATGATGTCATCAAGGTGATTGATCTTCCTGACAACTCCATCGTTCTTGGTGGTTGTCTTGACGTTCTTGAAGCTGGTGGTTCTAGTGTGACTTTTGATGTTGGTTTAAGCACCGACATTGACGCTTTCTGTGATGGCGTTGATGGAAATGCTGATGCCATCTACAACTTTCACCCTACAGCTGCAGGTATCAATACTGTTATAGCAACTGATGCTATCCAAGTTAAAATCTTGGGTGCAGATTCTGCTGTAGTACGTTTCAGAGTTATTGCTTTGATTGCCGACATTGGTGATCCAACTGCAATGGTTCAAACTGCTGCTGTTCAGACAGGTGTTTAACAACTAAACTTGAGGGGGCAGGGCAACTTGCCCTCTTAACAATTACGGAGTAGCAATGTCTAGCAAAGGTACAATGAAAGGTCACACCATAAGTGGTGGTCAGAAACGCCCAACCAAGTCGGGTGCAGGTATGACCAAGAAAGGTGTAGCTAAGTACAGAAGGGATAATCCCGGATCAAAGCTAAAGACAGCAGTTACAGGTAAAGTAAAGAAGGGTAGCACAGCTGCCAAACGTAGAAAGTCCTATTGTGCAAGAAGTGCAGGGCAAATGAAAAAGTTTCCTAAAGCGGCAAAGAATCCTAACAGTCGTTTGAGACAAGCTAGGAAGAGATGGAAATGTTAATAGAAATTAATTTTAGAATATTTAAAGTATTAAACAAGATAAGCAACAGTTTTTATAGACGATATGTAAGAATGTTACATAAATCTCAAGGGAGAATCTGATGGAAAATATGGTGTTAGATGCTTGGAATGACTTATCCTACTTAG